GATTGGTATCAAGAAAATTCTTAACGACAGCGAGAGAGAAGAAAGTCTTTCCAGTAGAAGACTCTCCAGCAATAGCAGTAATCTTATTCCCAGATACACCACCAAATATGCTACCTGAGACCAGTGCATTAAAAATGTACGAACCTGTGTCCACATAAGTTTCAGTCTCGTCAATGTCTGCTGCAAGTTTGGTGTAATCATCACCAATCTCTTTTACAATATCTTTCAAAAAGTCCATCACTTTTTACTCCTAATTTCACTCATAATACTCCATTCTGGTCTAATATAAGAATAGTTTAGATGATCCCAAAAAATACCTTGATAATCTTCAAAGTCCCATTCCGAGTCAGTTCCGTCATAACTCATCAGATCTTTCCATAACTGAAAACATATTCTAAAGAGTTTCACGCCACCATCCCGTATTGTTCACGAAGAATTTTTTTATAAGGTAGGTCTTGCTCACGCAATTCCTTTACAAGTTTAAGTTTTTGATACAGTGCAGTATCACCACCAAGAGCCATTGCGTTTATAATAGTTGCAAGCTCTTTGTCGTCAATAGGTAGATCCATTAAAAGAAAAACGATTCTAGGTTTACAGTTTTTTCGACAGACCATCCAATAGAATCCAAGATTGATTTGAGTGGTTCTACAAAACTCTTTTCAAATTGTAAGTCATAGTCGATGTACTTGTCAAGACCAAGCTCCCTTGGAAAATCTTGAATGAAGGAGATAACATTCTCCTGGATTATATTCGGTTTTTTAAGGTAGAGAAACTTGATTTTCTCTCCATTATTGATGAGTGAATATTTATTGGTCAGTTTCTTCTCTTTCACATAGTGATTAAAAAGAAGAGCACCGCGACAGTGAATTGGTGTTCCCTTTACGTAAATATCAGAATGAGAATGATACTTACGAACATCAGAAGCAGTTCTAGGGAAAGCAATCTCTTCAGGTGGAAGGGATTTGAACTTTGTACGGCACTTATCAATAAAGTCAATTACTTCATCCTCTGTGCCGCTCATCATCAGTTTGAGACCATCCTTAATCATCTGACGGCAAGGTGCTGGGGTGGAAGATTTAACTGCTTCAATACCCATCATCTTGAGTTTAGGTTCTTCATAGCGAACACCTTCACTATCCCACACGTTGAGAATATATCGCTTCTTCGCAGTCCAGATACCACGTTCAGCGATGTTCTCACGCTTCATAAACATTTTTTGGTCGTAGGCATTGACGTAATCCGCCAGTTCTTGGTAGCAACTGTCAATATACTTTTCAAGTTCCATTTCACAGACCTTATTAAGGAACGTGACAATGCCTTCAGTAGTTTTCTCTCTTCCCTTGTATACACTGTCAACCAAAGGACCCATATTAAGATAAATGGAATCGGTATCAGAAGCAATAACATAATCTTCACTTTCAGTTTTTAGTACCTTATTCAAATACTGATTCATCTTGTTCTCAATCCAACGGATAGAGACTTGACCAGAGAGTGTAATCGCTTCTGCGTTTGCAAGTTTGTAATATCTAAAATACTGGTTACCGATAGCGCCATAAGCAGAATTGAGCTGAATCTTACGAGCCATCTGAATGTTGTTACATCTTGCGATTTCCTTTTCGAGTTCCTTTGTTGGCGTCTTTTCATACTCCTGTTTGGCAGCAAGCATCTTCTTTTTGTAGATGGTACGATCCTTATAAATCTTCTCCATCAGTTCTGGAAGAAAACCACGAACATCCTTACGGTACATTGCGCCATTGGCACATACCGCCATATCCTTATAAAACTCAAATTCAATATCTTGGTTTAGGATTTTTTCAACAGTCGCGCTGGGATGTCTTTCCTCAAGTAGGGTCTCTGGAGAGATGTTGTACTGCATAATAAGGTGAGGGTAGAGACTATTAAGGTCAAAAGACACAACCCAATCATACTTTCCAGGAATCGGTTCCTTGACGTATGCTCCTGCATATTTGGAATCCTTATCAGAACGCTCTTTTGGAGGAATTACAATATCCCTCTTCTTAAGGTAATTATAGATAATTGTATCCCACATTCGAACTTGACTAAACACATCTTCATAATTCACCTTAGCGTCATATGCCATTGTGAGAGCAAGTTCGATGAGTTTCATCTTATCTTCCAGACGGTCAACAAGTTCTACGTCAATAATGTTATATTCAACAAACTTTTGCCAACCTTTAGTATAAAAGTCTTTAAAAGTATCAAACTCACTGTGATCTAGTTTCTTTTGACCCAGTTCCACATTAGCAATGTAGTCAAGGCGATAAGATTCTTGTGCTTTGTAAGTGAATTTTTTATAGAGATCAAGATAATCTAACTGAGAAATCCCACCAATATCATATGAGATTTGTTTCCTACCCGCAATAAAAATCTCATGTTCGGTGACCAATCCCCATGGTGAAAGTCTTTTCATCAACTTTTCACCAATGATTCTCTCCATACGACGAACCAGATATGGAATATCGTAAAGTTTACTATTCCACCCAGTTAAAACTTCTGGAGTATTGTCTTCAATCATCCACCAATTTATAAAATCATTTAGCAAATCATATTCATTGTTGAATTGCTTGTAATAATGATTTCCCTGTTTTAGTTTAAATGGACCCTTTCCCCAAGTAATAATCTCTTTAGTATTATAGTCTTGAATTGTAATCAAAAGAACTTCTTCAGCGGCAGATTCCACGTCTGGAAATCCATTCTCCGAAGCAACCTCAATGTCAATTGTTGCTAACTTAACCTTACCAATATCAAATTTAATCTCATCCTCTGGATAAGTTTCAGAAATATATTGGTAGATAAACCGCTCATTTCCATAAATTTTAAATCCATTGACACCTTCATATTTTTTTATGAATTCTCGGCAATCGCGTACAGATCCAGGTTGGACAGATTCTACATATTCGTTCTCTAGAGTTTTATATTTGGTTTTTTTGTTGCTATTGACAAAAAGAGTTGGGTAAAACTTCTCTCGGGTTATGAAATGTCTACCATTTTCATAACCCCTAACGAGGAAGTTATCACCCACCATTTGAACGTTTGTATAGAATCTCATCAGTTACTTTTTGGAATTGCTTTACATACTGAAACTTTCGTTTAGCAAACGAATCAACGTCTACTTTCTTCCCAGAATAGAGTTCGTATGCCATCATAAACATTGTAAAATAATGCCAATGTGCTTGCGGCATATACTGTGGAGAAAGACATACAAAGATATAATCAAAATTATAGTCTTTAAACTTATACATGTCTCTAGTATAAGTTTCATACTTATCTTTACCTATAAATTCATAATTAAAATCATTTCTGTTTAAATTACCAGAGTTTGGATTAGCAATCCATTCAAATTTCTTCAACTTACCTTGTAAATGTAACCATGCTCCCCAATTACCCTCATGAACTCTATCGTGTAAACGGAGTTCTTCTGCTTCCATATTTAAGGAACTTACTGCCGATCCAGCAAAATCACCGAAATCAAGAGCGAAAATATCATCATGATGATCAATATTTACCAATTCAATATCTTCACGATTCTGCAATTCATATAGAATTTCATCATGATCATATCCAAAAGAAACATTTGAACAGTTCTTAAGTCCTTTCAGAAAAACATCATAACAGTAAATTAGAGCTGCCTGATCTATGTAAAATTGACTTTCTTTAAAATCAGTAAATTCATATAAATTCTTCCACCTTGTCATTGGGTTGTCATCAAATGCAATAGAATTATAAACTTCTATAGTTGGACCCATAATATAATCAAGGTCAATACTTAATACTTTATAAGTCACGATACAACCTCCTTATATTTTTCCAGTACTTCTTGTGAAGGATCAACAATTGTCAAAATACTATCAGAACTAATCATCAAAGACCTTTGATCAGTGAAAATTGGCCAACGCTTTAGATTTTTCTCTTCATCTATACTAAATGGATTTACCAATCTACAATCTGGTTCTCCAACTTCGGCACCAACTTCAATGATTTCTGTAATTAGTGTTGCCCCGATCTTTAAAATTAAACACTTAATCATTAGTAGAATCTCCGTACATTTTTAACAACCTATCCACAGGATTCATCACCGTCACAATCCAATCTTTAGGAATAGCAAATTCTTTATCATCCGTAATCAAAAACCAAGATGATAAAGAAACTTCAACTGATGACTCACTAGAATTTTCTTCAGACAAAAACATCGGTGTACTCATATCAACTTTTTTAGGTTGAATAAAGAGATACCCAATAACTCTTTTATCCTCATCAACAAGTTCTTTAATATCTGAAATTAAAACTTCTCCAGACTTTAGTAATGCCAGTTTTACACTCATAATTAGTTTGTCCCTTCAAGTATTCTACCAATAAAAAAGGGAGGCGTCAACTGGTTTGTGCCAGTTACCTCCCCGTCTGCGCCGACGATATTCAGTTGTATTTATCAGGATGTATCAGGGTAGAACGGCGGCGAGCGTTCCCCCAAAGAAAAGAGTCATTGCTGTTCCCAGTGTTAAGGTGGCGGTGGTAAAGTTCATCGTCTCCTCCATAGGTCTGAATTATATAGTCATTATGTATCATAGTGATACAAAAGTCTGTAACCACCGTTACTGAATATAAGACAAATGTTAAGGATCAGAGATAATCCTTACGCTGATGATGCTCTGGAACAACCTTACCTAGTTCAATAACTAAGAGCCCATCCTCAAATTCAACTGATCTAACTTCCGTTTCATCTGATAGGGTCCATGCTCGTGTGAAAGATCGTTGAGCCATTCCTCTGTGGAAATACTCTGTTCCTGT